ATATAGTAAGTGCAGATTATGATGGTAAACCTATGACTGAATCTCAGCTAGATATAATAAATGAAGATGGAGATTTTCAACACGAATGTATAATGAATGTCTTACACTAAATTATGAAAGCAAAAACAAAAGAGAAAGTTAAATATTGGCTAGACTTTGACTCAAGTCTTAAAGATGATGATAATAGACTTTGTGCAAATATATGGGCTGAAGAAATGGTGGCTTTAGGTTTTGGAGGAATCGAAACTGAAGCAGTTGTATTCCTTAAGTTATACGCTACAAGTAAACTAACATCAGCACCAAGCATAAAAAGAGCAAGGGCAAAGCTACAAGAAGAAGATTATACATATAGAGGAGAAAAATACAAATTAAGACAAGGAGTTTTACAGGACAAATGGCGAAAAGGATTAGGATATGAAAAAAACAGTTAGTAAACTAAAGAAGGAACTTGATAAGTGGTTTAGCCTTTACATAAGAATAAAGGACTGTAATGAATATGGTTACGTACAGTGCATAACTTGTTCGGTGGTTCGCCACTTTAAAGACGGTATGCAAAATGGTCATTTCCAATCAAGACGCTTTATGGCTACTCGTTTCAATGAAGAAAATTGTTCTACACAGTGTATCAAGTGCAATATGTACTCACAAGGAGAGCAGTATAAATTCGGTTTAGCTATTGATGCTAAGTATGGAGAGGGTACAGCTGAAGAGTTAGAGTTTCTAGCCAGGACTATTCACAAAGTTTCAAGATCAGAATATGAAGAACAGATAAGTTATTACAAAAACCTTGTTGAAAACTTAAAAGAAGAAAAAGGAATAGAGTAACAAATTGATTATCTTTGGCGTATGACAGAACCGATTTACGCAAATAATGAACACAGAGTAATTATTGAAACTTACATAACAATGTGTAAAGAGTTTGCAAAGGAAGTAAGTACAAAAAATAGATACAATAATTATTTAGAAGTTGTAGAAATTATTTTGGAGTATTCAAATCATTATGGAGAAGGACAGAGAGAGAATAACTTTTGGGATTGGATGCTAATTATACCTATAAACTTAGCAGTAGCTACTAATGGATTTTTTGCAGGAGTAGAAACTAAAAGTAATTCAGCAGTAGTAAGGGCTTACAGAGTAGTTCTTGATGAATTAACACAGGACACAGTAAATAAGATTGATAAGATAGAACCAATTAATGACTGAGATATACGAAGAAATATCAAAGCTATCAGATAAGTTTCGGACTATGGCTTATGGATTAACTTCTGATGAGAATGAAGTCAATGAATCCGTACAGGAACTAATGTTATATTTTCTAAGTATGAATCAAGAAACATTAAAAGCAATTTACGACAAAGATGGAATACTAGGAGTTACACGTTATGGAGCAGTAGCATTAAGACGAGCCTTAACAAGTCCTAGAAGTAATTACTATTATAAGTACAAGAAGTATTACACTCACATTGATAGTCTGACAAGTGCAGTTACTTATGATGAAATGGAAACAGGCGAAACAATCCCTTCTAAGCACCTTTATAACTTGCCAAACGACATAACTAGTAGTTACCAATGGACGAGCCTTGAAAAGATAGATAGTGCTTTAGACAGCTTTACTTGGTATGATAAGAAAGTCTTTGAGTTGTACTACTATGAAGGGAACACGCTTGACAGTTTAGCAAGTAAAACAGGAATAAGTAGAAACAGCTTATTTACAACAATAGACAAAGTAAGATCAGAATTAAAATACATACTAAGTGAATAAGTTTTTTGTACCTAAAGATATATATGAAGATAGAATAAGAATCTGTAAGTCTTGCGTATATTACTTTAAGCCTTCAGGACAATGTAAGAGGTGCTTATGTTTTATGAAAGTTAAAGCTAGAATATCAAGTCAGGAATGTCCTCAGAAGTATTGGGATAAAACAACAGAGGTAGAAGTAAGAACAGATATACCTAAAGAAATAATAGCAGAGATAATTGCTTTATGGCCTGACTTAAAAACTGGTAGAGCTAAAGACCAATTAGCTAAAAAGAAGATGATAGAGATATACAATACCTTACATAACACTAACTATTCAACAGGAACTAATTGCGGCTCTTGTATAGCAGCTTGCTTTGATGGAATAAAAAAGATATATAAAGAATACTCAGGAAATAATTAATAAATAAAGGGTAAGACCTAAAAGCTTTTAATTTTTCAGACCTGTGTAGTAAAGGGGGGGAAGTGGTTTCCTCCCCAATACAATAAGTATATGTAAGTAAATATAATAAGGTGAAAAGTAAACAAAAGAATGTAATTGCATATAATATGTCTTGTTTATTCACGACTTTAAAAGACAAAATAGAATGAAGATAACAATACCAATAGACATAATGGGTCGTTTAATTCCAACGAATTACACTAATTCCCCAAGAAAGAAGAAGAAGAAATTAAGGAAGGAAGCTGAAAAAGAAATTGAGAAAATAATATCAGATAGAATTAAAAAATTAACAGAGTAAAGTCCCTCTCACTAATTATAGGCGAAATAGAATTATGAAAACAATTACATTAAATTTTAAAAATTGGAACAACGGAGCGTCAGGAGGTAGGCTAAGAAGAATCTATAAACGAATTTATATTAAGGGTTATATTTGGACTCCATTGGTTATAGTAACGTGGAGAATATTAGATAAAGAAACTAAAGAGAAAATATTTATTAATGAATTAAAAGAATTTATACAATGGTACTCTGATAAGAAAGACTGGTATGAAGGTTTAAATGCAGATAGTGGTATTATAATTACTGACTATCAAGAATTTAAACTAACAGAGTAAAAACCTTCTCACTAAATAAATAAAGATATGAATTTAACAGGAAAATGTAAAGTAGATTTTTGGAGATATTTGGCTAATGTTTTGAAGGTTAAATTTTCAGACAGACTAAAGTTTTTAAATGAAATAGATAATATAGATAGTTTTATAACTCCATCAATGCAATACGGAGTGTATGTAGACTTCTTTGATAGTGTGGATATTTATGTAACCGAAATACCAAATTGGGGAAATGGAGTTAAAAGTTTTAGAATAGGATTCCATATACTAAAGGGATGCGTAATAAATTCTTTGTTTTTAAGACCATCAGATGATTCTCCATTATTCAACGAATATGAATCCAGAACGCACGCAAGAATTGGAGCAATAGAAAAAGCAAACGAAATATATAATTTAAATAACAAAGAGAAAAGCCCTGCTCACTAATATAGGCGAATAGATTATGAAAATGAAAATAGAATACTTAGCGCCTTATTTGCCTTATGATTTGCAATGGAAAAGGTGTAATAAAGATAATCCTAAATCTGAATTGGTTTATAAAGTAGAAACTATGGTAGGACGTCATTTAGATGATAATTATTGCGATTACTCTACATACGAACCAATACTAAGACCTTTATCTGATTTATCAAAGCAATTAAAAGGGTTTGATGGCAATATGTTGGCTTGGAGTTTTTATAATTCGGAAAAAGATTGTTACCAAGCAATAATTAATGAAGAAATATCATTAGCTTTTTATAAATTATTATTACAATACCACTTTGATGTATTCGGATTAATACCAAAAGGATTAGCAATTGATATGAATAAGATTAACAAAGAGTAAAGTCCTTCTCACTAATATAGGCGAATAGATATGAAATATGAATACGCAATAGAAAAGTTTTACCCTTCAAATGCAACTGAAGAACAATTAAATATGATGGGTAATGATGGATGGCAAATGACAGGAGTTATTAAAATACAAGAAACTAATCTAATAACAGAAACTTATTGGTATTATTTTAAAAGAGAATTAAAAGAGTAAAGTCCTCTCAACTAATACAGGCGATAGATTATGGATATAGTGATAAAATCATACATAACAGTTCAAATATTATTAGTAATTTTATTTGCTATTGTTATCATAAAAGAGGGGAAGTATTTAAAAGAAAAAATTAAAAAGGATTTAGAAGATTCAGCCAACTTTTATAAAGAAATAAAGAAAATTTAAAATAAAGAGTAAAGACCCTCTCACTAAAATGGGCGAATAGAATTATGAAAGAACGTACTTACCAAACACCATTAGAAGATTTAAGAAAAGATGCTTTACAACATTATGAAGAGGCGGCAACTAAAATCCATTGTTTCCAAAGTGGAGTACCACAAGCGATTAATTTCTATTGGGATTATAGACAAATGACATTTTGGCAAAAGATTAAATTAATATTAAAATAAACAGAGTAAAGACCCACTCACTAATAAGGGCATTAGAATTATGATAAAAGAAGAACTAAAAGAAATATAATTAACAGAGCAAGATGAACGCTGCAAAGAATTTGGATATTAAACTATGGAAGAAAAAAGAACATACAAAACAATTAAATGGATATTAAAAGATAATATCAAAAAGAATGTCAGGGCTTTGTGGACTTGGAAAGATGACAACTTTACCTGTATATATGAAAACTATGATGGAGATGATAGGATTTATACTAGCAGTCAATTATTAAAACTTTTAACAAAATGATAATATTTACAATACTAGGAATCTGCACAGCAATCTTTTTCTGTATAGTTATTCTTATGAGCATTATAGAATCAAGAATAAAAAACAGAACTAAAGAAAAGTTCCTTTGGAATATGGATAAAGTAGAAACAAGAACAGGAGGACTAGAAAACGACAGACTAAATGAAAGGCAATAGAATACCAAGTTATTATATTGGCAAACGATATAAAATTGAAGCTAGAAAAGTGATTGAGGATTTTGATTTATCTTACAATGTAGGAACGGCAGTAACTTATCTATTGAGAGCTGAGAGAAAACACGCAAGTCCGATTGAGTGCATACAGAAAGCAATAAACCATTTAGAGTTTGAACTTGATAAACTAAAGAGATGACACTATACACTTGCGAATGTGGAAAGACTAAAGAACTATCTAAGGTTACAATAGTTCATAGAGATGGAAACTGGGAAGCAAAGGAAGCTGAGTGCGAATGCGGATTGTATATGGATAGTGTACCAACAGAAGGAATCCCAACACTTCAAAGAACAGAACCAAGTCTAAGCAAGAATAGAGATAAGCTATGGGCAGGAGCTAAAGAAAAGCTAGTAGGCGAAAGGGGAATCAATGAATCCTTTGACTAATGAAGTTCGTGATTAAGGACAATAGAGATAAGCAAAGTCTTTTCAGTTACCTGAAGGAATTAGATAACGATTACATAGTTAGTGTAAAGAAACAAAGAAATACAAGAAGTAATATGCAGAACAGTTATTATTGGAAATGTATAGTTCAAGGACTAGCAGAAGAACTAGGATATTTTCCTGATGAAATGCACGATGTACTAAGAGCTAAGTTCTTATCGGAATATGAAATGATAAGCATCAATGATAACCAGATAGCATTAAATAAAATAGGAAGTACTACAGCTTTAAATACTAAAGCCTTTGAAGTATATACAGAACAAATAAGAGTATGGGCAATAACTGACTTAGGTATAAGGCTTATGCTACCAAATGAATACCAATAATTTCTATTATATAATATGGAAACAGAACAAAAGAGGACACAGGAGGGTAAAAAGAAGCTACTAGCTGCACTAGAAACATCACTAGGTATAGTAACAGAGGCGTGCGAGAAAGCAGAGGTAACAAGAAGCCGACACTATGCTTGGATGAATGAAGATGAAGATTACAAGAATGCAGTAGATAGTATTGATAGTAAGTTTATTGACTTTGCAGAAAGCAGCCTTAAGAAACAAATTAAGGAAGGTAACACAACAGCTACTACTTTCTTCCTAAGAACAAGAGGACGTAAGCGTGGGTATAATGAGAAGCAAGAAATAGACTTAACTTCAGGAGATGAAAGAATTAAAATAAATATAAATCTTGGAGATTAAATCTGAATTATTAGAAATTAATCCTCAATTTACTCCTAAACAAAAAGAGTGCTTAAAGTATCTATTTGATAATAAGACTAAAGAGGTTTTATTTGGAGGAGCAGCAGGTGGTGGTAAGTCTTGGGTAGGTTGTAGTTACTTAATTACTATGTGCCTTCAATATCCTAAGACTAGATACTTGATGGGAAGGTCAAAGCTAGATGCTTTAAAAAAGACTACACTAAATACATTCTTTGAAGTATGCACCGAGTGGAACTTAAAAGCTATTAAGGACTACACGTTTAA